AAGTTTTGTGTCCATGTCCTGAAAATTTTAAAGAGGTAAGCGAGATTACGATTGACGGCAAAAAGCATGGTGTTGCGGATTGCCGTTTTGACTCCAGAGATGGTGTCTTACATTTAACCGTTGCAAAGGCAACCACAAAGAAGGGAAAGTCAGATGACAAATCCGTTGAAGGGTCAGATACTAATTAATCTAGGAGGCAAGGATTACTCTTGTCGCTTAACCGTTGATGCCATTATCAAGATTGAAACAGAGCTTGATAAGGGCATTTTGGCAATTACGCAAAAGCTATCTGAGGCAGACGTTCGCATTGGTGATTTAGCTGTTGTTTTGCTGTATGCGCTTAGAAGCGGAAGCAACGATGTTAATATGGATCAAGTAAAACAGATCATTCAAGATACAGGCATTGTGAGTACCTGCACAGCAGTAGCGCAACTTTTAGTTCAATCTTTGAGCGACCCTGATGCTGACAGTGATTCAGATGCAAAAAAGGGTACGGTGACAAGCTAGAGGCTATCAAGTGGAGGCGTTTCTACGAGATATGCGTTGGTATGGTTGGAGTTCAACCTAGCGAGTTCTGGAATATGTCACCTATTGAAGTTTACGCAACGCTTGCTGGATTTAAGGAATTTAATACATCAGACGATGGTAGCGATAAACCCTTAGATCGGGACAGCCTTGAACAGCTAATGGAGTTATATCCCGACTAATGGCTACTAATATTGATGAACTTGTTGTCCGAATTAAGGCTGATACCAAACAGCTTAATGAAGCCCTTGACAAAGTAAAAAAGAAAACCAAAGGCACAGGCGAGTCTGGTAAAAAAGGATTTGCTGGATTTACCGCGCAACTAGGTAAAATGAAAGGTGCGGCTATTGGGGCGGCCGCGGCTATTGGTGGGATTACTATAGCAGTAAAGCAAATTGCTCAAGTTGGTATGGCATTTGAGGATTTGCAAATATCATTAAACACCGTATTTGGCGGCATTCGCGGTGGTCAAGATGCGTTTGATGCTGTAATTGATTTCGCAAAAACAACTCCTTTTCAAATTGAAGATGTTACCAAGGCATTCATCAGGTTAAAATCTGCTGGCCTTGAGCCTGACATTGAAATGCTTAAAACCTTTGGTGATGCGGCCTCTATCGCAGGTAACGCAACTGAGGCTTTTGCCGCACTTGTTAAAATTGCATCTAAAGCTACAGGTGGTGGTCTAGGTCTTGAGGAACTTGAGCAGTTAGAAACTCAAGGTATCGCAGTATATCCAATCTTGCAAAAACAGTTAGGCTTGACTAGAGACAAAATTGCAGAATTTGGTAAGTCAACCAAAGGCGCGGCACTTGTAATTAAAGCTCTGCAAAAAGGATTGAAAGAAACTACTGGTGGCACAATGGCCGCTAGGATGGACAATTTATCTACTAAATCATCTAATTTAGAAATAGCATTTAAACAATTAGCTTTAGAAATATTCCAAGGTGGTCTTGGCAATATGCTTAAAGGTTTAACAGATAGAATGTCAGGGTTTGTTGATTCTATTACTAACGCCCTTAGAAAAATGAATGAGGCCAAAGCTGTAACAGAGAATGTCTCATCCGCTGTATTGCGAGCTTCAAGAGATGAAGCTATGGTTGCCGCTGGAACAACTGGCCATGCAGGTAAAATGGCAAAAGAAAGAGTTAAAACGTCAGGAGGATTCAACGCTGTAGTTGAGGCAGAAATGGCTAGATTGCAAGCAGAAAAAGATGCCATTGTTCAGCTAACAAAGCCATTGCGAGGCAAGGGAGAGAATCAAAAAGCCTTTAAGCTAAGAGTCCGAAATTTCAAGGCAAATGATGCAGATGCTGATAGGGCTGTAATACAGGCAAGAATGGATGCAATTCAAGCATTTGTTGATCAAAGAGCTATAAATGTAGAGTTAAAATCAAAGCCAGCAACGGAAGAAGATTTATCAAGTCAAGTTGATGATATTGAGCTAGAAAATGCAATAGTGAAAGCTGAGGGTCCGCTTAACAAGTTGCTTGAAGATGCAATGGCGCTAAAACATCCCTTTGCTGAAATTACACAGGCTCTAAACGATTTGACTTTGATGGAGGGTGCAGTTGGAGAGGATGGGAAAACACCACTATTTAAGCCAGAGCAAATAGAGCTAATTAGAAAGCATCTTGGAATGCTTAAAACAGATATTCAAGAAGGTCTTGATGCCGAAAAGGTTTCAGGCTTAACCGAAGAGTTTGGACACCTTGAATCAGCAGTCGCTAGTGTAAAAGATCCAATTGCTGAGATGGAGCAAACTCATAAAGATTTAACTGCATTATTTACATCTGGCGAGCCTCTGGCTAAAACATTTGTTTTTGGAGATATGAGTGAAGATGAAATTAGAGAATCACTCGCAAGATACAAAGATTCTATTAATGATTTGATAAATCCAGCGGAAGAGGCGGCAAAAACTCTAGGTGATACGTTATCTCAGGCTGTTACAAGTATATCTCTTCAATTTACTAACAACTTTGTCAACGCTTTAATGGATGGAAAAAATGCTCTTAGTACGTTTAAAGATTTTGCTAAAAATATAGTTAGTCAAATTATCTCTATATTTTTACAAATGGCGATTGTAAACAAAATACTTAACGCTGTTTTTAGTGGGGTAAATGGCGGCAAAGGCTTAGGTTTAGATACCATAGAGCTTGCAGGTGGAGGAGCATACCAAAAGGGTCAGCCTACTTTAGTAGGAGAGCGTGGACCTGAGCTAATGATTCCAAACACTAGCGGCACAGTAATGAATAACATGAATACTAAAAATGCTATGGGTGGGGGTGATACCATCATTGTCAACCAAAGCCTTAACTTCTCTACTGGCGTTGTGGGTACGGTTAGAGCAGAGATAAACAAAATGATGCCAACAATAGCAGAGGTATCAAAAAGCGCGGTGTTAGATGCCAGCCGCAGAGGTGGAAACTACAGAAAGGGGTTATTAGGAAGTGCCTAAAATAATTGATGTACCTACGAATGTAGGATTTATAAGCTCTGATTTCTCATTAACCAATACTATGGGTGTTACTGTATCGCCATTCTCAGGAAAAACACGCACTCAAGATTATGAGGCTAATTACTGGACAGGAAGGGTTACTCTCGCGCCAATGCGTAGATCACAGGCAGTAGAGTGGCAGTCTTTTTTATCGGCCTTAGAAGGGCAGAAAAACTACTTTAAAATGGTTGACCCTGATGGCAAGAATCCGCAAGGAACTTATAACGGTCAAACTTTGCTGGCTGATGTGAGGGTAAATAGCGGAACAAATGTGGCTTCTGTTGCTCTTAGCTTTGCAATAAACACCATAACGGCAGGGACAGCGATATTTGATGGGCTTGTTGTTGGAGATTTTTTTACTGTTTCTGGCGCAAACAATGAGGAAAATAACGATACATTTAAAATAGTTACGAGAACAAGCGATACGGTTGTTGTTGTAGATAAGTTATTAACTAACGAAGCTAATACAGCAAGCTGTAAGGTTCGTCAAAATATAAAGGGCGCTAAAGCAATAAGCGCAAGAGCATCTGGAAATACAGTCAACGGCACAGTAAAAGCAGGTGATTATTTAGCTATTTACGCGGCCGCATCCACCAGCGGAAAAGATGATTTTATTAAACAATTAGTTATGGCTACTGGAGATGCAGTTGTTACAGATGCAACACGCGATTTGTATTCCATTCCAGTACAGCCAAAATTAAGGCAAGATTTAACTGATGATCATGTTATTGGCATTGCAACGGCAGTTAATAAAGGGTTGTTTAGACTTGATACCAATAACGTAGATTGGAGCGCTAATCGTAATTCAGTCTACAACATAGTATTTAGTTTTATTGAGGTTATGTAATGGCTACCAGAGCAGGTATAGATGCAAAAGCGGCTATAAAGCTAGCTGAAGATCATCAAAACATTATTTTTGCAATTAAAGCAGAGTTTGATACAAGCACCTTGTTATTGCATTCTGGATCAGGCGATTTAGTTATTAACTCAGAAACCTATACTGGTGCTGGTACATTGCTTGCAATATCTGATATTGAAGATTCAAACGATTTAAAAAGTGCAGGTGTTACGTTTCAGTTATCTGGAATGAATGCAACTGTGCTTAGTTATGCTGTTTCTGAGAGCTACCAGAATAGACCGATTACTTTGTTGCTTGCTTTCGTAAGCGGAGGAACAGATCACGTTGATGGGGTTATGACTTTATACAAAGGCAGAATGACATCTACTTCAATTTCAGATTCTCCAACTGAAGGAGTAACCATAACGCTCATAACTGAAAATAGATTGTTAGATTTAGAGCGCCCCTGTAATTACCGATATACCAGAGAATCTCAAGTTGCTTTAGCTGGCGCAGGTGATACTGGATTTGATGCCGTTGAAAAACTGCAAGATACAGATATTTTGTGGGGTAGAAGCACTGGAGGTTCTAACATAGGGGGCGGAAGCTCTGGAAGCTCTACTGGTGATATTGGAGATATAGGAGCCCTAACAAGATTAGCATGATAAAAAAATTACCAGATTGGGAAGAAAGATATCACGCGTTCATGGTTGAAAATAAAGATAGAGATTTTCAGTGGGGTGAATGGGATTGTGTAACTTTTGCAGATGCGGCATTTCAAGCTATGACAGGAGAGAGTTTGATACCTGATGAGTTAAGTTGGAAAGATGAAGAGACTGCAAAACAATCAATAGAAAGTTATGGTAATACATTATTAAAAAGCATGATAAAAGGTACAAAGATCAAGGGATTATCTGTAATAGACAAGCAGTACATCGCCAAGGGTGATATTGTTGTATTTGAAGTAGATGACAAACAGGTGACTGGAGTTTGCGATGGATATGCAATCTTAAGTCCATCAGATGGTGGCTACAGTTTCAGAGAAAACAATCTAGCGATAAAGGTATTTAGAATAAATGGCTAAAGTAATTAAAGCGGCAATAATTGCCGTAGCTGTAGTAGTTTTAACAGTAGTTGCAGTCAACGCGCTAGGCGCGGCTGGCGCTTTAGGTTCTGGATTTACGGCTATAGCGGTTGGTTCAACAGCGGCTATGACGTTTGTAGGGACTCTAGTTGCTGGCGGCATAGGAATGCTTACCAACAAGGGAATCAGCGCAAGTGCAGGTAATTTTGGCACAAAGGTAACAGGGCTTGGTGGAGCCACTCCCAGACAAATAATTTACGGTACAGCTAGGGTTGGCGGTACTTTCGTCAAGATGGATACTCGCGGCACGAAGAATGCCATCCTTAGTACAACCATTGTTGTTGCAGGTCATCCATGTGATGGCTTTGATGAGATGTATTTTGGAGAGACCAAGCTTACTTTTTCTTCGGCAACTGTAAATGGCGAGACTGTTTATACGGTAACAAATACAAAGTATAAAAACGCAGAAAATGATAACCGTTTTTCATCGGATAGCCTTGCTAGGTTTACATTTCATGATGGTTCGCAAACTGCCGTTGATGGTTTGGCGGCCGCTAATAATGGAACAAGATATCCCTCTACAGCTAAATTTTTAGGCTGTACTTACTTCTATCTTGAGTTAGTTTATGACCCTGAAAAAATGCCTAACATACCTAAGATATGGTTTGTTATGCGAGGTAAAAACATCTGGGACCCTAGAGCTAATAGCGGCAATGGAGCTATATCTACAACAGATGCACAGCGCCAAAATCCAGCATTGCAAATAAGAGATTATTTAACAGATACAACCTATGGCTTAAAGGCTTTAGATTCAGAGCTTAATGACGGTACGAGTGGAGGTGGATTCTCATCTGCCGCCAATCTTTGTGATACGTTGGTAACGCTTACTGTTGATGGCAGTGGAAATCCAGCAACAACAGAAAGAAGATATACATCTAGCGGAATATCAAACTTCTCGGCTAGTGGCTCAGGGTTGATAGAAGCAATTACAACCGCTTGTGCTGGTAATCTTACTTATACAAATGGAAAGTTTAATTTATTTGCTGGAGCATCTCAGACTCCAGCTTTAACTATTACAGATGATAAACTATTAGCACCCCCACGCATAACAACTCAATCGCAAAGTGGTGAATTGTTTAATGCTGTTAAATCAATATACATAAACAAAGATGATAACTATCAAGCCTCTGAAATAGGCCAGTTTACTTCAAGTGCATTCTTAGCGGCTGATACTCCATCAGGTGAGGCAAGTGCTAATTTTAAACGAGTTCTTGAACTAAGATACCCATTTACAACCTCAGAAACTACCGCTCAAAGGTTGCAGAGAATATCCTTAAATCATCAAAGACAAGCAACTACAATTGATTTAATTACTTCTCTTGAGTTTATGAAGGCACAGCCAAATGATTGGATATATTTGACTAATGAACGGCTAGGCTACACAAACAAAACTTTTGAAATTCAAAATATGTCTATGACGTTCCTTGAGAACGATGGACAGATATTTGCGGCAACAAGTCTCAGCTTGCAAGAAATAGATGCAAGTGTATTTGGTTTTGTTTTTAGTGAATACTCAACTCCTCAAGCTAACGCATCACAATCTGTTATTGGTGAAGTTGATATAAGTCCTCCAACTATAGGCACTCCAGTACAGATAACTAATGTGGAAGGCCAAACAGCCAAAATTAACATAAGAGCGGTTTGGTCTAACGCTGTTGATAGCGCTATACAAGGCACAGAAATCCAGTTTAAGGCCAGTGGAGATTCGGAGTACCAAACGGCCACCCTAGCAGGTAAAGGGCGTATAAACGCTGAAATATCAAACGTAAAGGTTGGTTTGACGTATAACATCAGGGTTCGGCATTTTTCTTTTGATAATATATATAGTGATTACTCAAGCGTTGTAAATATTACAATAGCGCAACCTGACACTATTAACGCTATTCTTGCCAGCACCATCACAACTACAGTAGACAAGCCGTTTAACGTAGAGCTAGGTTGGACTAACCCATCAAACACCAATTTAAGGGCGGTTGAGGTTCATGTTGGAACAACTACTGGATTCACTCCAAGTACCAGCAACCTTGTCGGTACTTACTACGGTGATGTAGCCAAGAAAAAGACTGTTCTTATAGGAAGGTCTCACGGTCTTTTGTATGACACTGAAGCACCAAACGCGCCACACTCATATTATTTTAAGCTGAGAGCTATAAACATCTATGGAAGCGCATCAGCCTATTCAACAAGCCCAGTAGCTAAAATCAAGAAAACCACAACCGCTGATGTTGAAAACCTCAATGCAACCGTTATAACCGCTGGAACTATTGATGCCGGCAACATTACCGTAAACAACCTTGGAGCAAACAACGCAACTGTCAGCAATTTAACATTAACAGCGGCCGCAGATAGCTCTGTAAGAGCTGGTAAATCTAGCTTTGAAGATGCAACAACGGCTGGATTCTTTTTAGGCTTTACTGATCCAGATGTAGGATCAAGAGTAGAAGGTATCTACATCGGTACAGCCACAAACGGAATGAGGTATGACACTGCTGGCGGTCTAGTTGTATCTGGAAATATATCTGCAACTACTGGCTTTATCGGTGGAGTTAAGATTGCTACAAGCACTATATCAGTTCCTATAGCGCCTAATACTACTGGCGTTTATAACAACGCAAACACCGCTTTTTTCATAGGGGCAGATGGTAAATTCAGCTTAAAAGATAAGCTATCTTGGAATGGCGTAGATACTCTAACTATAAACGGTGGCGGTACGTTCAGTGGTGCTTTATCTGCGGCAAGCGGTACATTCGCTGGAGCTTTATCAGCCGTAACTGGTACTTTTTCAGGCTCATTATCTGCGGCAGGTGGTACGTTTACAGGTGCGCTATCTGGCGGCACTATATCTATAGGATCAAACCAAAATATATTTAAAGCTGATTCCAACGGTATATATTTAGGTCACAGTACATTTTTATCTGCGCCATTTAGAGTAAATATGGAAGGTAATTTGGTTGCTACAAAAGTAACCGTATCTGGAACCTCTCCATCTATATCTATTGGTACTAATAGCACTGATACAATTAATTTAAGTGCCTCTTCTGATCACCGTATGTGGGTCGGTAGCTCTACACCAGAATCAGCTAATTTTAAGATACACAAAGATGGAACGCTTACTGCGAAAGGTATGTTACTGCAAGATGGTAATGCTAATACATACTTTAGCGCTGATGGATTTACTAACCTTGCTTACTCACAAATTGCTTCAAGCTTGCAAACAAGGCTAACTACCTTTGAAAGCAACGGTCATTATAACTTAACTGGCAGTGGTCTAGTTGCTCTTAAAGTCACTCTCATACAAAGCTCATCACTTACAATTACCGTAAAAGCTTCAAACTTGTTTTCTGGCCTTTCCACAGGATCAGTTACAGGAGGTTCAGCGGCTTCAGTAGCAGATGCTATTGCGGATATACCAGACAACTTTACGCTTGCATTATCAAAATCAACTACATCTGGTACTAGCGGCTTTACTACTTTAGCGACACAAACATTTACTAAAGTAACTACTGGTAGCTCTTCATCAACAACCTACCGTGTTAATTCTGTTGCATACGTCCCATCAGGAACAACTAACTTTGCCACTCCAGCAGAGGTAGACATTACCAATCATGCAAGCATAACTAACCTAAACGCAGATGGTGAGCGTGTATTATCAGATACAGCGACATATTCAACTGGTGTTGTTTATTTTAGAATTTTGCTATCAACTACAGACACAAGTTACGACACAAATTTAAACAATGTATTTAGTAACTGGCCTCGCACTTTGTCTGTCAAAGATAACGGTGGAACTGGCTTTACTGTTGTTGACAACAACCCGAACAATCAAGAAATTACTCAGGCGTTTTCGGCTGGAGACATAACAAGTGTAACAGCAGGTACTAACTTAAATGGCGGTGGTGCTTCTGGGGCAGTCACAATTAACCTTGACAGTACAATTACAGGCAATCATACCTTTGAAGATAACTTAACCATTGAAGGTAATCTTACCGTCCAAGGAACAACCACAACTGTTGATACTAATGATTTAAATGTTAAAGATAAAAATATTACATTAAATTATTCAACTGGTGACTCTTCAGGCAATGCAAATGGTGCAGGTATCACCATTCAGGATGCGGTTAATTCTACAACTAACGCAACTATTTTATGGGACTCAACTAACGATAAATTTGATTTTAGCCATAAAGTAACTGCACCCAGTTTAGATGTGGGTGGGTTAATAGAGTTTAATTCTTTATCTGGAACTGGTGCTGTAAGCGTAACGGATATTTTGAATGAAAATAATATGTCATCCAATAGCGCAACAGCATTGGCAACTCAGGCATCTATTAAGGCTTATGTACTTGCTAACGGACCTTCAGGTAGCTTTTTACCTCTCAGCGGTGGAACATTAACTGGAGGTTTGACAGGAACTACAGCTACCTTCTCAGGCGCTCTATCTGCTCTCTCAGCGACCTTTGGCTCTGGAACTAATACCTTTGAGCCAGCTAGAACAAAACGCGGCACAGGTACGATAAACAACTCTTCATATTCGGTTGTGGCAAAAGTTCTTGGCGATAATCTTGGCTCTGCTGTACAGATGAGCGTAAATGGAACATCGGGAAATGTTGTTATAAATACTCTTGTCACGATAATGGTCAGCCATTCTTTAGACATAACCGTTGAATCAACCACAAATCCTTACACCCCCTTGTTTATAAAAATAATATCAGATGGAAACGAAGATTTTGATATTTACTTAATGAGAAACGATGTGCAATCAGGTAATACTTCTGTTGCAATAGAAATAATGTCTCTCAACAACGAAACAGTTTTCTTTACTAACTCAACAACATACAGCACAACAACTCACATCCATGAAACCGGTTTTGGCAAAAAGCTTACATCTACTGGTGGGACCGCAGTAGGTTTAAATCTTCAAGGTGTTTATACAGGTTCTAATTTTCATACAGCGCCAAGCGGTGACTTTAAAGCGTATAGGCCGTCTGGCGGCACATCCTTTACATCTTTGAGCATGGATTCAGGGGAAACTGCTAACTGGCTTAATTCTTGGAGCAACAAAAAGTTATCGCTTCATAGAGATGGACATATAGAGCTTTCTGGAACTCGGATTATTGATTCTAGTAGAAATTTGTTGAACATCGGAAATATTACTGCTTCTTATGGCGGTGATAGTGTTACTGCAAATATAAACATAACAAATACATTATCATACGCGTTTAATCACAGCTTGAACACTTTTGCCCCAAACCTTACAACGGATGAGTCAAATATACTTGTATTTGGTCGCGCAGGTAGTACAAAAAATGCTGGGTATATTGGATATTTATATTCTGGCACGGCTGGATCAAACAATAATAAAATTACTTTAGGGCATTGGGGAAGCAACCATCTCGTTACTATTGATGGAGTAGGAAATACTACCTTTACAGGTCAAATAATTGCCAACAAAGAAATACGCATACAAACAACTGATGATCAAGACCAAGAGTGGTATCTCTACACTCACACCGATGACTCGTTACGGATTAATTATAATGGATCAGGTGCAGATGCTTTAATTTTTGATACTTCAGAAAATGTTACATTTAACGGAAACATTGGCGCTGGTGGCGCTCCGGTAAACGGATATGCTTTATATGCGCGTGGAAGTATTGCTCAAGATTCTGGAAGCATAAGCGCGTTCGGTAATTTAACAGCAGGGATGGGGTATGTTAAATCGGCTAGTGGTGGATCGGGTGGCTACTACGTAGCGAGTCAACAGGTAATTGATGGCAGTAGAAACCTGACTAACATTGTTAATTTTACTAACACCAATTTAATCCAAAACATAAGAGCTTCAGCTTTTTCACCTAATGATAGCAGTGCTGGTTTAAGGCTTGAGTATGGCGGTGGGGATGCAGGCGGAGATATAGGATCAGGTATTGTTTTTGCACAACGCTGGTATAACCAATCTACAAGTAATGTAAGAACAGGCGGCATTGCAGGATTTAAAGGCGCTGGTAGTGGCGCTTTTGGCGGCGGTCTTAAATTTTACACTCAGCCGCAAAGTAGCGCGAACATGAATGTGACGCTTACACTGGACAAAGACACAAACGCCACCTTTGCCGGAACTATCTCTAGTGCAGATATCACAATTACATCTGGAACAGGCGGCACAAATACTACTGGCCTACGCTTTATAAATACCGACAATATAGATGCAGAAGCGTACATAAAGAAAGTCGCTTATTACCTTAATTTTAACGCAAATCAAAACGAAGGATTTTTGTTTTCATCAAATTCTGGTAGCAACATTTTGATGAGGATGCATGGCGCTAACAACACCACTCGTCCAAATTCAGTTAATATTACAGCTTCTAACGGCTTGTATATTAATAACACTCAGGTCGTAACAAGCGCTCGGGTCTTTGATAATGTTTACAGCTTGCGCGTTGCTGGTGGTGGTAGTTATGTTGATGCTGGCTCTCAGATGTATATTCATACAGATGCCTCTGGACATGGTAGATTAGCTGTTTATGACATGGTTTTTAATACTGGCGGCAACAACTCTAGAACTGGAACTTTAGAGTTAAGTCACGATCACCATGTGAATATAAGTAGCGGTAGTTTAAAGATGGGCGCTACCACAGTTATTACCAGCGCTCGCGCAGGTGCGCTTACATCTGCATACCTTGGCGGTACTGGAAGTTTAGGATCAATTACAACAAACAAAAAAATACTGTTAAAAATTGATGGTGGATTTAGCACAAACAATTCTGCTCAAAATAAAGTTATGGGCTTTATTGGGACAACCAACAGTGAAAATGACATCTTTAGCTCAACCTATCAATCAGGTGAATTTTTAAAGAATTTTTATCTTGGGCTTACAACTGACAACTCATATTTTAATGCCAGTAGATTTTCTATTGTCCAAGGTGGAGCAGAACGCTTTAGGATGGCGCAGGGTGGTAATTCTACATTTTATAATAGCTTAAATATTTTAGGGCCATCCACTAGCTTGGTTGCTTATTTAGGTGGTACAACGCAATCGCAGTATAGCGATCTAATAATAAAAACTAATAGTGGAACTGGTGAAATTTTTAAGGCTGGTACTGGTTACACCGGTTGGGGCGGTGCATCTGCATTTAATATTTACAACAGTAATGAAAAAATAGCTTTCCACCCTTCTGGCCAAGAAAATATTGTACAAATAACCTCAGATGGCTTGTTGCTAAAAACAGGGAAAAAAATAAGAGATTTAACTACTGCTGATAGTTATATAGATTTTGATTCAACTAGAGCATTTATGAACGCAAGTACAGGCGTTCTTTTAACTATTGGTACGGCAACAAAGATAGGCGCTTTTAACACGCACACAGCCGTAACTAATAAGTTAATGGTTAATCAGCTTGCTACACCTGAAAAGAACCTAACAATAGGAAGCTCTCAATCAGAAGGCATACAGTTTAATTATGACACTAGCAACAACTACAGAAATCAAATATTAAATTACTGGAATAGCAATACCGACACGCGCATGGACTTTAACATTGCGCGAACAAGCGGTCAGACTCCAGTAACAATTATGTCTGTCGGATACAACTCTAACGTCGGCATTTCAACAACAACTCCAGCTTACAAACTTGATATAAGAAACGATGTTGCGGCATCAACTGATTTAGACCCTGCCTCAGTGCGTCTCTACAACAACTCTGACGGTGGCGCGGCAATACTATTTGAAAATGGCGTATCAGCAAAATCAAAAATTTCTTTTGGCGTTGAAGGAACTGGAGCAAGCACTGACGAAACTTTTATTGCTTTTAGTACCGGCCAAAATACTGCAATGAGTGAGCGACTCCGCATAAATTCATCAGGGTCATTTGATTTTAAAACAAACAACTTAACAAACATCGGGACTATATCTAGTGGTGCTATCAGTGTTACGGAAGGTGCAATCACCCAGCAAAGTCCCGCTGTCGGTGGAGTAGCATCACCTATTCTAACTATTGGTCAGCTAGTCAACGCATATCAAGCGGGGATACAAAGTAATGTCCATGTAACAAACAAAACAACAAACTCATCGGGTAATTTTTACTGGTATAGAAATTCATCTATATTGTTATCACTTGTGTCCACCAATTTAAATTTAGGCACAGGTATTAGCCTACACATGAACGGTGTATCCGTAATTGATTCTAGTAGAAACCTAACCAACATCGGCACAATCTCTAGTGGACGTATTACTCCGACTGCGGCTGGATCGGCTAATTCTTATGCAGGTGTAATCAAAACAGTCAACACTAGCTCAGATCAGTGGAGTCATATCTCATTAGGCGGTAGTGCCACGAATGGGGTTATTCATAATTATTATATGATCGGTAGAGGTAGTAGCGTTGCCAATAGAGAAATGTCTTTCCATATACCAAATATGGGTAATTATGGAGATACCACACAGCCAAAATTTAGGTTCGCTTCAACTGGTGCTGATACTTTAATGACTATAACTGCTCAAACAGGGTCAGTTTATATTAAGGGATCAGTTTCTAGCGGACAGGTAAATATTTCAACAAACAACGATTATCCATTAAAAGTTCTTAGCACAGATGCTTTTTCAGGAATAGTTATAGGAGATAACGCAAGCACATCAAATGGAAATGTTATTGCTGTTGTAAGCGACACCATGAGGTTTTATACGGGCGGTACAACTTCTACCAATATCGCTTTAACTTTAGCAAGTAACAACGATGCATCCTTCTCAGGCACAATCTCTAGTGGTGCAATTACAAGTAGCGGCACCATAACTACACAGGCAAACTCAGCGGCCGCTGGTATTAATATAAAACGGTCTAACGCAGGGTCTGGTGGATCAAAGGGTTTTATTGCTTTTAGGGATGTAAATGATAAAGCAGTTGCTTCTATATTCTCTGTTGCTTCAGGTGGCGACAACAATGGAAATCTTAGGTTTGAAACAAGCGCATCAGCCAATCAATCAGATCCTTATTCACTTAGCACTGCACTTACTCTTGATACTTCACAAAACGCCACCTTTGCAGGCACAATCTCTAGTGGGGCTATTACAAGCACAGGGGATATCAGCGCCAACAGCGGCAAAGTCAGAATTGGAAATCCTACGCTCCTCTCAGGTAGATCAAGTATAAGGATAGATTCCGATGGCGATTCTTTTGCAGATTTAGTGTTTGGCGATAGGGTAACGGATGTAGGTTGGACGAACGCAAATTGGGCAATCTCTTCAAGGTCATCATCAGAAAGCAATTCTTTAAAAATATATAGAGGCTCAGGGCAGCCATCGCCTTACAACTCTGAACACGTTTTGATGGAGTTTAAACAAAACAACGTAGTCTCTGTAAATAGCACTTTACAAATAAATAACACTACAGTCATAAATTCTAGCCGACATTTACGTTCTATAAACGCTATTTATAACACTAGTGACGTTCAAGCAATAGATTTAGGTAACACTACTTACACAATACTAAAAGACCCAGACGGTGGTATTAGGCTGTATCTGGGTGATCCGGCCGAT